ATAAGCACTGTGAGCCACCAGAATAGCCGCACACAGGCCATAGACAATACGCAGTACTATTACATCGGCTTTAGTCTGCGCTGCCTGTGGCTGCCTTATACGAAGGTGTGGTCGTGATCGTAGTGAAGCACCGGCTGTCTCAATTGAAGTCTGCAGTCTGGCTTTGTGCTGCTCAAGCTTATCTAAGCCGTGAGACAGGTCAATCAATGCTGCATCAATGTTACTGCGGTTTAAATCATTCATAACTCTACTCCGTTAATAATTTACGATGTTGTCGTCTAGCATAGCATCATGCATATCATCAGCCTCAATGACCATTAGATCAATGTTTAGCTGTAGCATATTAATACCCGCATCAAGTATATCTGACCTTGTTTCGTCACTATACTTACCCAGCATATCTGCTATCTGCCTAGGCGTTTTTAATACCTGAAATATGGTATCTGGATAAAAGCCACCAAACATATTGGGAGCACCAGCATACGCCATACGGATTTTATACTTGCCGTCTTTACGCTTACTACCTATCACTGATAATTTCATAATACTTACCTTTAGTTATGGTTATTGGTCTGGCAGATAGCAAAAAAGGTGATAAACATTTACCACCTTCGCTGCTATGTAACTGAACAATTACTTAGTAACTAACTTAACCGACTTGCAAGAGTTAACAAGCGATAGCAGTACTGCTTCCATCGTATGCTCTGATGCACCTACTAAGCCTTGTATGGTGGTACACAAAGCTTCAATGGTCTGTGGTGCTTTAGCCTCACCATCAACCATAGTGTACTCACCTTCAATGGCATCACTATCTGCAGCCTCTACCGGTGGCGTAGGCTTACCATTAAGTAACTCTTCTGCAGCCTTGGCTAGTGCCTTGGCTTTCTTATCAGCCTCTACCATAAGCTTCCGCAAGTAGGTGATTGAGTTAGAAGTAACGCCATCTTTTTTGAAGTCTGCAATGGCTGACCAGTTATTGTATAACCATACACAGTCTGAACGATCACGCTTAGATATAACGCTTAGTGGCGTAGTTTTAATGCAGCGACTGAAAGCATTATCATCGTAGGTGGTTTCACCTTTAAGGTTAACGCCTACTTCAAAGCCTACCTTAATGCTGCAGAACTGTTCACCTATTGCCTTGAGTGTCTCAAGCTTATCCTGTGCCTGAACTACCAGTGCAGAGTACTTCTTAGCTGTGGTATTCATTGCCTTAACTGGAACCAGTGCTATTGCCTTGGCATAGTTCTCAGCATCATCAAGCTTGGCTGCTTCTACCTTAGCCTCCGCTGCTATCACCTTAGCTGCTGCCTTATCTATCTTGGCATTGTCTGCTGCTAACACCTTAGCTGCCTTGTCTGCCTTCTTAGCCTTAGCCTTCTGTGCTGCTGTTAATACCTTAGTAGTGCCTACTACCTTAGCCTTAGCCTTACCTTTACCTTTAGCCTTTGGCTTAGTTAAGTTAAGTACTGCTGCGTCTACTACTACTGCGTCTACTGATGCTGCAATGTTTGAAGTGTTCATATTATCCTGCCTTATATAGTACTGCGTTAAACGGGAGCCTCTGCTGCCGCCAGTGAAAACTACCACCAAGCACTAATTTACAGCATCTGCAAGTGTATGTCTAATGGTTTAGTACATATAGGTACACTTAATTTCATAGGGTATAAACATACTATCTATAGGTGATAAACATCGTACACCTAGTGTGCTTCACCTTATGTGCTGTAAGTGATTGATATACAAAGGGAATCGTGTTCAGGCTAAACCTATAGCAGTGTGTGCCTTTTAGTCTATCGTTGCTTAGACAGCGTTTCTGGTGCCTTGCTGACTATGTGGCATAGCTAGTGGAACATAGACCATGCTGCACTGGTTAGTGGGGGGTGTATCTGTTGTATCTTCTATGGGTACCCTTTTGTATTCCCATTATGCCAATTCGCCAACACCATACATATCCACCGAAGATGCAGCACTGAATATTATTCACTGACTATGCAACAGTTAGCCTATTGAAGGTATATATGGCCTGTGTCCCACCTTATATGGATATATGTGGCTGTGAGCACCTTAAATGGTCTGGTTTGGGTGGTTCCATCCCATCATGTGACGATGCACATAGATAGGGGGTGCAGGGGCCATGGGGGATCCCTCCGTTACGTTACATGTGCTACTACACAGAACAGGATTTAGAGACTGTAAACCACATTGCATAAAACAGGAGAGTTATCCACATAGTTATACACAGACTTACCCACACACAGTACATTTCATGCAAACATAGACCGTGTTACACAGGAAATGAGTTACTTATTAGCGACATTAGGTTGCCTCTTAGCGACCCACTTAAATTAGTGCTTGACTTTCAAGATTCATTATGGTATAACTACTCTGTTGTTTGTCACTTAAGGTGTTCATATAAGGTTTCTTCCTCTAAGCACTTAAATGCCTTTACCTTAACTACTTCTAGAAAGGAAAAAGCTCCTAAAGTAACTACTTTTAAGTAACTTATCTGCCAAACACCTTAAGTGGGGTACAGAGTTGGCTAAATCGCCAACACCTACAGTGCCACAATCAAACCCTAGATCGCCAACACCTACAATGTATTGTAACTTGAATACAATGTAACCTCCATGTACCCCTAATGAACCATAATGTAGTCTATATGAACCAACTAATGGTTTATTTACTTTAATAGTAAAATAAAGCTTGACATTTAACTTAATATGGATATAACTGTATAACATGATTAAACATGAACAACACCTTGCTGATCGTACTAAGGATAATCTACTTGAAAAGATGTACAAGATGATTGAAGATAAGAAGCTACACCTAGCGGAACTTCCTCACTCAGATACCTACTACATTCGAGAAGCCTTACATGAAAGAGTGGGCAAATGGTTCACCTTCAAGCAGGTAGAGATGGCAGTTAAGCTGCACCAGCAACGATACCCCACAGGAACACTATGAAACAACTATCAGACCAGCAGCAGTTATTCCTACAAGTCTTATTTGAAGAGGCTAATGGGTCTATCGTAGAAGCTAAGAAGTTAGCTGGCTATGCTACTAGTACATCTACCACTTCAATCGTGAAGTCACTCAAGGAAGAGATTGCTGAACACACACAGATGTACATTGCACGTAATGCACCTATGGCTGCTACAGCTATGGTGTCTGCCTTACGTGATCCTACACAGTTAGGACTAAAAGATAAGATGAGTGCTGCTAAGGACATGATGGACAGAGCAGGATTCGCAAAGACAGAGAAGGTGGAAGTTAAAACAACAGGGGGCATCATGCTCCTACCACCAAAGAGTTCAGATTAGACTCTTAACGAATTAGCAGGGACACTAAGCACTTACGCCAAGATAATATAATAATAAATGAGTGGCTTATGCTGTCCCTGCTTCCCCTATAGGAAATTAACATGGAAGATACAGCAATGCTCAGTGCAGGAGAGTATGAACTCCCTGACATTGATATGGACTCGTATGAATGGGTTCCCATCCCTCGCATAGGTAGGACAGTACCCTTTGGGTATATCTTATGTGAGGATGATAACGATATACTAGTACCAATACCTGACGAGCTTGACTTATTAGAGCAAGCTAAGAAGCATCTAAGGATGTATTCATATAGGGAAGTATCTGCTTGGCTAACTACACAGTCAGGCAGAAGTATCTCACACATGGGTCTAAAGAAGAGACAAGACAGTGACAGGAAGAACAAGACTAAAGCTAGAAGCGCAAACTACTGGGCCGAAAGGTACGCCAAAGCCAAAGCGATTGCGGAAAAGTACGAAGTCCACCGCAAAGGTGCAAGAAACTTTGCCGATAGAAGATTCGTCTAGCCCTGTAGTAACTCTAGCAACACAGTTACACGAAGAAGCACCACAGAACATAATCTTTTCCCCTAATGAAGGCCCACAGACGGACTTCTTAGCTGCAGGAGAGAGAGAAGTTCTATATGGTGGTTCTGCTGGTGGTGGTAAGTCATACGCAATGTTGGCAGATCCACTACGATACATTACACACCCACAGTTCTCTGGACTGATACTACGTCACACAACAGAGGAGCTACGAGAGCTTATCTGGAAGTCACAGGAACTGTACCCTAAGATCATTCCGGGGATTAAGTGGTCTGAACGTAAGATGACTTGGACTGCACCATCAGGTGGCAGACTATGGTTCTCCTACCTAGACAAAGATGATGACGTATCACGATACCAAGGTCTATCCTTCTCATGGGTAGGCTTTGACGAGCTTACACAATGGGGTACTTCCTACGCATGGGACTATCTAAGGTCACGACTACGTAGTACTGCAACTGATCTTCCTATTTACATGAGAGCTTCTACGAACCCCGGTGGTCGTGGACATGCTTGGGTAAAGAAGATGTTCATTGACCCTGCTCCATATGGTGAAGCCTTTGATGCTACTGATTCAGAGACTGGTAACCCAATGGTATATCCAGCAGGACACTCCAAGGAAGGTTTAGCATTGTTTCGTAGGAAGTTTATTCCTGCTAAGCTATCTGATAACCCTTACCTAACAGAGACTGGTGATTATGAAGCTAACTTGCTTTCCTTGCCTGAACAACAGCGTAGGCAGCTACTTGAAGGAGACTGGGACATTGCAGAAGGTGCGGCTTTCCCTGAATTTAACCGTAGTATACATGTGGTGGAACCTTTTGAAATACCCAGTAACTGGACTAAGTTCAGGGCTGGAGACTATGGCTATAGTTCTTACTCCGCAATTGTATGGTGCGCTGTAGCTCCTAATGATCAGTTAATTGTTTACCGAGAGATGTATGTCTCTAAGGTATTAGCAGAAGATTTAGCAGACATGATCCTTGAAGCAGAGAAGGGTGATGGACAGATCAAGTATGGAGTATTAGACTCCTCTTGTTGGCACAAACGTGGTGACACTGGCCCTAGTATAGCTGAACGAATGGTTGTTAGAGGATGTAGATGGCGACCTTCTGATAGATCAAAGGGTACACGCATATCAGGTAAGAACGAATTACATAGAAGGCTACAGGTGGATGACTTCACTGGAGAGCCTCGCATGATTATATTCAATAACTGTAATCACCTTATCTCTCAGTTACCTACCATACCATTAGATAAAAAGAATGCAGAAGACATAGACACTAACTATGCACATGATCACCTGTATGATGCACTCAGATATGGTACGATGTCTCGTCCTAGATTTGGTGTATTTGATTATGATCCTGCATCAGCAAGACCTAATACACAGTATTTAGCAGATCCGATAATGGGTTATTAACTTAACATTTTGTGAGTAACAAATGGCAGAAGAACAAACACCAGAACTAAGCAGTGAAACAGCAGCACTTGAAGATGTATCTCAAGCATCAGACGAGAAGGTATATGTAAGCCGCTTAGTCGATATAGTACAAGAACGCTTTTCAAAGGCAGAGACTGCACGTAGGCAATACGAAGAACAGTGGTTACGTAACTACAAGAACTATCGTGGTGTGTACAGTGATGCAGTTAAGTTCACCGAAGCTGAGAAGTCTCGTGTATTCATTAAGGTTACAAAGACAAAGGTATTAGCTGCCTATGGTCAGATCACAGATGTACTGTTCAGTGCAGGTGGTCGTTTCCCTCTATCTGTAGATCCTAC